GTTGATCTCAGCTGCAAGGATATGGGCAGGTGTCTGTGCCATCTGTCCATCATTGATATCCTTCAGTGCTTTACCAAACACTTCATAGCTGATGCCATAACGCCTCAGAAGGTTGGCGAGTCCCAGCAATCCGAGACCGACTTGGCGATCTGTCTCTGAAGGGAGGTATTCTCCACTTTCTCCAACATTTGTTTTGCCGTGAAGTGAGCACAGTTCGGACATTCCGTGGACAAATGCACCTTGAATGTCATTGAGTTCACATCCGCCAAGGTTGACATGTTGAAGTAGACAGGTACCTCGTGAGGGCAGGTATACTTCCAAGCATACGTTACCCCTGATTCGATTTCCATTTTTGTCTACCTTTGTTTTGTTGAGCCAGATGTCACCCTTTTTGATTCCTTCAAGGAGGGCGTCCTTAACTTCTTGGGTAGCAAGTTCCCACCAACGGTTGTTAATGTTGACGCAACGCTTAACCCAAGGTAGCTCACTACGGCTAGCAGTAATGAACTCAAGCACATCAGGATGACTGAGATCAAGGTGTAGTACAACAGCTCCATTCTTATAAACACCCCCACGTCGAAGGATCTCGTTTAGTGTTGAGTAGATCTTGGCAAAAGATACGGGACCTGATGCAACCAAGCCCTTATCATTCTCCTCTCCTCGTGCCCGGAGTTTAGATAGATGGACTGCAACTCCCGCTCCATAGCGTAGAGCGTGGCTAACAAATCGCCAAGATGCTTCGATTCCATTAGGACCCTCCATGGTGTCCTCAACTACGAATACTGTACACGACACAGGGAGTCGTGAGGTAGGATCATCGATCCAAGATTGAACACGCCCAGTACGGGCAATAAGGTCAGTGGACATATTAAACAAGATCACTAAGGTTTGGTGGTTGATAGTTAGGACCCTTGAGGACTTTACCATCCTCTCGGTACACAGGTTCTCCGTCCTCCCCAAGCTTACTCATATTGCTTCGGTGGACACGGTTGAGAGCTTCATCAAGGTCCCAACCAAGGTTCTCTGCATATTGATAGCAGACATAGACAAGATCAGCCAACTCCTTAAGGGTATCGGTAGCATTAACTACGAATCCTTTGATGAGTTGGTTGTCAGCATCAAGGAACTCTTTGAATTCCTCAACGATCAAAGTCCGCTGCATAGTCCGTGAAGCTGGACTCGTATTGTTCTTGACCCGGAAACTTTTCCGGAACTCCTTTGATTGGATACTGAGAAACGACTTGGCTTTCAAGCTCATTTTGAAGATAGTGGATTGCTTTTTTGAGATCTTCTACTTTGCTGTCTTTATAACCAGCACGGCAGATGTATTTGATTGCATTACCAAGATGGAAGTTCAGTCCTTGGTCTCGGATGAAATCCCAAACTTGAATTGACCCTCGTTGGTAGTAGGTTGGGCCTGTGGTATTGGAGTGGGCCATTTCTTAACTAGGTTAGATACGGTATTACAGAGAGTAAAGTTTTGGCGTTGTAGAGCCATGAAGATAGTGATTACATCTTCTAACTTTGTCTCTGGATTACGCAGTGCATTCTCAATCTGTTTGAGTTTGAACTGCTGCTCCATCGTCAACTCTAACACTGGAGCTGGGAGACCAAAGTCTTGGTTCTTGATTGGTGAAATCATAGTCATCACATTGTAGAATCTTAGCGAGGCGTGCATTCATGAGAGCTACATCTTCTCCAAGATCCTTCTCAGCGAATGCCTTGACTACTGTATCCCAAGTGTAGCCTTCCTTCTCAAATAGTGCAACAGCACGCTTGATACCAATACCAGGTACACCAGCGTAGCCATCAGTCTGGTCACCAGCTAGTGTTTGAATGAGGTGCCACCTACGGCCTTCCTCAGGCTCTACAGTAACCACTCCATCTGTTAGGTCATAGAGGTCCCCAGGGATCTGTCGCATGTCCTTATCGGGGCTGCAAATGATGTGTCCTGGCTCCTTAGTGGCGTAGATACCCAGTGCATCATCAGCCTCAAGTGTGGGCATTACAACAACGGGATATTCTTCCTTGAGTTTGTTGATGACCCTTTTGTAGCCGCACGGCTTCTTTCGATTTCGATGTCCTTTATACGCTGGATCAATAGATTTACGAAAGTTGACAGAATCAGAAAAGAACAGAATAGAGTCATCGAAACATCCAAGGTCAGTGGCGATGTTGTATAACTCTCGCTCGACATACTCGTATGCTTCTTTGAAGTTGGAGGTAACAACGATGAGGTCTTCTCCAAAGTCAATCTCTGTTTCAGCTCCTGCACAACATTTGTAAACGATAAAGTCAGCATCAATAAGTAGACTCACTTACCTTGACCCCTCCGAAGCTTACGCCCATGGGAGGGGAGTGATCGAGTACCATTACCTTGACGGGTACGCTTGTATTTAGCACGGGACTTGAACTCAACACGTCCAAGTGCGGTTTTAGACTTTACTGCCATTTTTTACTTCAAGGATTTGTTTTACAAGTTTCTGTATGTTATCTACCCTGCCCTCTCTTACGGCTGTGGAAAATACTTCGTCCCACCACTCCGAGACGACAAAATAGAGTTCTTTCTCTAGATCAGTCATTAGTGAACATCTGCCCAGGTGGATCCGATCTTACCCTCGGCAGCAATAGGGATACGGAGATTATAGTATTCGCCAGCTAATGCAGCACACAACTCAAGGTGATTCTTGAGATCCTCTGCATAAGTTGGCAGGCATTCCCACTGCAATTCGTCGTGGATAAATGCTAGTTGATGAGTGTGACTGAGGTAGTCATTGTCAATAGTAGGGAAGTTCTGGTTAGCGATGACCATCCACCGCTTAGCCACAACACCAGCCCCTGACTGGAGTAGGTAGTTGAGTGCCTTGTGTGGACTATCTACAGAAATCTTGCGACCATCTATTGACTTGATAAAGCCTCGCTCACCTGCTTGACGAACAGCGGTAAGAAGACTATCCAAGCCGTCAATGGCAGCAACGTAAGCACTTCGTATCTCAGCCCCTTTTTCTTTTGCCTTGTTCGGGGAAAGGCTTTGGTCATAACTAAGTCCTATCTTTTGATCGCCTGCCCCATATAGGAAGGCATACGTTACAGTCTTCACTAGTCGGCGGGATATGCCTATCTTGTCGGCATTCTCTTGGTGAATGTCACCGTTGAGAAGCACATCACCATACCTGCCACCATCATAGCGAGCAAGGTAGTGTGCAAGCATACGCAACTCAATACCAGCAAGGTCAGCACCTACCATCACTAGGCCAGGAGTAGCAGTAAACAACTTCCTGAAGTTTAGGTCACTTGGTACCTGTGCAAGGTTTGGGTTACGATGTGCACAACGATGCGTGTTAGTTGATACTGAACAGTGGTGGTGGATACGGTTACCTTTTGTCAGCTTAAGCCAGGCATTCTTGCCCTCAGACAACATACCAAGCTGCTTAGTTAACTCAAGGCAACGGAAGAACTGTAGTGCCTCCTCTGTGCCGATATCTTTGAGTACAGTCTCATCAATGGCAGTCTTGCCACTTGCTGTCTCTTTATCGGGCACCCAACCGTGATGGTTCTTCATGACCCATGCGATGTGATCACGGCTACCAGGGTTGAACTCTTTTAGTTTAGTGAGAGGAGCACCTGCGACGTATCCCGTTGTGCGGTTAACTCTTTTAGGAGTGAACTCTCGGTCTTTAATGAGAGGGTACCTGTTGCGTAGTAGCTGAGTAAGCTCTTCAAGCTCTCGTCGGAGAGTCGATTCAAGTTCCCATGCAGCTCTTTCATCAAAGCACCACCCATGTATCTCCTGCTCGGTGAGGATTGTTGCAACATCATGCTCTAGTTGGATGAAGTCAGGTATGGATGGAAGTGTTGCCATAACTTCTGTGTTACTTGTACGTCTTGTAAACAATAATCTTGCATCTCTTGTGACCAGCTCTTCCAATCAGTATCTTTACCAAACTCTCCCTTATGTTCTCCTAGCCTGTAGCCGTAGGATTCCAGTGAGTGGCGTCCTTGAAGTTGTGGTGGCATATTCTTCCACCTACGCTTCTGATCAGTCTTCAGCATGT